ATCTCCATCTCTGTAAATCCGATTGTCATCTTTGTACTAATAGGTTGTCCACCTTCAAACACTGCAAACTTTTGTCCATTGAAGTGATCTACATCACACTTAGTGCAAATCATTTCTAGATAACCATCTAATGTGTTTGCAATAGGCCCGTCAAACTCTGCTGTAAATTTGTTGGGATAGTTGAAGTAGTTTTCTACCTCACCCTCTTCACTATCAGCTGTCATTGTATTAGGTAACATTGCACTTCGAAAAGTGTAGATAATCTCATTAACTACTTCTGCTTCTTTTTGTGACTTAGGCCAGAATTCGTATATGAATTCAAATGACCTAAAACTAACACCATTTAAAAATTGTTCTTTCATAGGGTTAACTGCAAGACCACGTTTCCTATTAAATTGGTCTCCAGTTAATGCGTTCATTCCCTCTTGCACCATTTGGCCCATCACTTCGCCAGATGCATTGAGGCCTGCAGCCAGTCCGTCAAGCGATGTTGGCCCTCCAGCATCTATAGTAGCACTTGCTATTTGACCTAATGCACTCTTACCTTTGTTTTCATAGTCAACAGTCATACTTGAAGTAATGCCATCGGGAACATATAACATGATGTTAATATCACCATTGTGAAATCTTTCGGCTCCAGTAGCAGAAATGGTTCTTGGTTTAATAGTAAACACTATGTAATTGTCCAACAGATCATTCACTGGATATATGAGATCAATCTCCTCATCTTTTGGTGTTCTTTTGGCAAGAGCTTGTTTACCATTTGAAGCTTCAAGTCCCTTCGCAAGAGAACTTCGTCTCTGCTCTAAAACTCTTTTTGATTCCTCTGCTTGTTCTCCAAGTTTATCTAGTGCAGACGTGAAGTTCAAACTCTTCAACTTACTGGAGATACCCTTAATCGAGTTGATCGCAGACTTTGCTTTGTTTATCTTATTAAGTATTTTGTTGAGTGAGGCCATTTAGAATCTCTATAAATAGTAGTAATTAATTATGTTCACTTCTATTTATGTCATACAAAGGTAAGTTCAAACCAAAGAACTATAAAAAGTACAAAGGAGACCCCACAAAGATATTCTATCGGTCTTTATGGGAGAGAACTTTCATGCGTTACTGTGACAATAACAGTGCCATCATTGAATGGAACTCCGAAGAAATAGTCATACCTTATATATCTCCTGTAGACAAGAGAGTGCATAGATACTTCCCTGACTTCTATATTAAGATGCAACAGACCAACGGTAAGGTCGTCCGTGAGATCGTAGAGGTTAAACCCAAGAGACAGTGTCTACCACCCAAACCTCAACAGAGAAAGACTAAGAGATATCTCACTGAGATCACTACCTATGCAGTCAATCAAGCAAAGTTCAAAGCTGCTGAGGATTACTGTAAAGACCGTGGGTTAACTTTTAGAATATTAACTGAAGACCACTTGACATAAAACCATAAATAGAATGTATGGGACTATTCACCAATATACTTAATACTGACACTGCACCAACTAGAGGGGAAAGTCTAGAGTGGTTTAGAGAGTCGGTATCTGAAATGACTAGAAGTCAATTTAGAAAACCTAGTAAGATATTGAAAGAGGGACAGAGTGTTCCTAGTGCAATCCTCGGTAGTATGTACATGTTTATGTACGATGCAAAATACGGTGATGTAATGCCGTACTTTGATAGATTCCCCCTAGTGATTCCATTTGATTTCACTGACAATGGGTTCTATGGAATAAACCTTCATTACATTGCACCTAAATTTAGAGTGTTACTGTTAGAGGAGTTATACACTATAGTAGAAAATGAAGAGATGGGGGACGAAGCAAGGTTTCGGTTATCCTATGAATTAATTCAAAGTGTTGCAGGATTGAGATATGCAAAACCCTGTATCAAAAGATATTTGACCACTCATATAAAGGGTCAAGTTAGATTGGTTAACCCATCACACTGGAGTGTAGTGTCCATGTTACCAACTGCACAATTTAAGAAATTTAACGTTAACACGGTGTACGCCGACAGCAGGAAACAATTCTAATGGCAAGTATAGACGAAATCAAATACAATTTTGACACTGGTGCAAGAGCAAATATGTTCTCTGTATCCATTCATTGTCCCAAACTCTTTGGTACAGCCATTGACGCTCTTAGAGTAGAGACATGTTCTTTGCCTGGCCGTAAACTCGAAACCCAAGCTTGGTCTGAATATGGAATGACTAGAAATCTTCCAAACGGTGTAGTAACAGACGATGGTGGTGAAATGACAATGTCATTCATTTGTGATACATCTTTTGCAGATCGGTTCATCATTGAAGCATGGCAGAGTGAGATATACGGTGGTGCTGGAGTAGATGTTGAAAGGGGTAATAGTATACACCCTATTATGAAGTTCTACAACGATTATATTGGAACAGTGCATATCAATACCTTAAGAAAGGATGATAAGACCTCACTGGAGTACACTATACATGAAGCATATCCAGTCTCCTTTGAGAAGATGGAGTTATCTACTGAGTCTGCAGATATATTAAAATTTTCAGTGACATTCAATTTTAGAACATGGGAAAGCAAGTATGTTCCTGCACCTAAGTTGTCTGCACTAAATAAAGGTAGAAGAGTATTAGATGCTCTTCAAGAAGGACTAAAAGTGGGTTCACGATTTAATAAGAAGTCAAAAAAATTCTTAGATAAGGTGAACAAACTAGACGGTACTGCCACAAGGTTACAAACACTCCTTGGTGGCAATGGTTAATTACAATATGGAGTAGATTATGGGATTACCAATCCAAAAAGCACCTAAGTTTAAGTGCGAATTAAGTGGAGGAAAGGTCGTTGAATACAGGCCATTTCTTGTTAAAGAACAGAAGTATTTATTGATTGCAAAAGAGAGTGAAGATAACTTAGAAATTCTCGAAGCAATTAAACAGTTGGTTACAGCAGTTACAGACGGAAAAGTAAATTCCGATGAACTACCAATATTTGATTTAGAGTATTTATTTTTACAGATACGAGCTAAGTCGGTAGGAGAATCGGTTACGATTTCTCTTTACTGCAGAGAGACGGATTGTAATGGAAGTGGTTCAACAAGTGTAGACTTGAGTACTGTGGAAGTTGCAGAAGCTGTTGTTGTTGATAACAGGTTTGAATTGAATGAGACACTAGGTGTTACTCTTCGATTCCCAACCACTCGACAACTTGCTATGGTTGACCAAAAGAAAGATGATGGGGATAAGATAATTGAACTGTTGAAATTCGGAATTGAAAGCATCTATGATGAAGAATCCGTATATGAAGCAAACGATATATCTGATACTGAGATAGTGGAGTTTATTGAAAACTTAACACTAGACCAGTTAGAATTGTTAAGTGGGTATTTTGAAAGTATCCCTACTATTCAAAAAGAAGTAGAGTTTAAATGTGACAGCTGTGGTCAACAACAGTCGTCAATACTGAAAGGACTAGCTAGTTTTTTTTAATAGCTCTTTCCCATGAAAGCTTGGTGAATTATTATAACACCAACTTCCAGTTAATGCAACATCATAAGTATTCATTAACAGAGTTGGATAATATGATGCCTTGGGAAAGAGAGATATATATGAGTCTTCTCCTACAATGGTTGGAAGAAGAAGCAGAACGACAGAAGGAACGGAATAGAACCTAGATTATGTGATACATTATGTTTTCGTGAAGTGATTTTATTAATTTTATTATATAGAGGATTAGAAAATGACGGAAGAAAAAGAAGACCATTCGAGTAACGAAGTCGAGATAGACTTAGATAAGTACATGGCACTTATCGAGAAACTGGATGAACAAGAAGATACAATTAAGGAGATGAAAGAGGATGCTATCAAGGCACGGAATCAGCTTGCTCCCCCTAAACGAAAGTTTATGGATTTGTTCTTAGACGATAATGACATTAATGAAAAGGCAATCATCGGGTTTATCTCGTTTTTCTTAATGACAGTATTTGGACTAACCGACTTAATAACTGCGTTAGCATTTGATATGGACTTAAAGGTATCTGAGACTATCTACACATCATTCGTTGTAGTAACACTAGGTGCATTCGGTATATCAGAAGCTGGTAAGGCTTTCGGTAAATAACAACTAGAGAAAAATAAAATGGCAAAGAACGGTGAGTTAACTCCCATACAAGAGTTGGACAAGAGGATTAAAGCAGACGCAAGGGAACTAAGAAAATCTTCGGACTCTCTTAGGCTCCCCTTTAAAAAACTTGTTGATAGAATACAAGATATCAATGGTGAGTTTGCAAAGATTGCTGTTGAGAATATCGGACAAACTCGTGACACTTGGAAAGGACTTATTACGGAAGGAAAAAAGGAAAGACTAATAAGACAACAAGAGAGTGACAAAACCTTTCAAGCAGCTTCCAAAGCAGTTCAAGACCAACAAAAAAATCAAGCAGTTTTA